TCCAATATCTCTCCATATTCCCGGTCCAATACCTGCATGACTATCTCTATCAAATTGACCCAAAAATATCTTTGGAACACTTTCGTCAAGAAGTATATATAACTCTCTTTCATCCCCATCTGGTATTCCACTTAAATCTACAACTCCATTTCCAGAAGCTTCGGTAATAGTAACAGATTCACCAGGATTGCCATAGCTAGAAAGTTCTGCCGGAAAAGAATCAAATGTCCAAACTTCAGACCCTTCAATTCCAATAGTAGACTCCCCTTTGATAGCATAGTAATTATAAGTGCCGGGTCCTGAGCTGGCACTTGTTTGTAAAGTTCCAACTTCATATGTTTGCCCTGCTCTTTCAAAAGTAGGAGGCGTGCCTGTAGTTTCAAGCCATAGTTCTTCTATAACTTCTCCAGCCCAAATATAAATCCAACGATGTCTACGCGGGCCTGCGTACTGTCGTACCATAAATTCATCTGCATCTGGTTGTTTCTGATTAAAAGTATCCGTGGCTCTATTATAAATTCCGTGCCAAGTTCCATTAAAGTTGTAAAACTCATCCGTACTTTGATAAGTTGTACTACTATTTTTTATTCCTCCAGTAACATTTGAGTAGGCCCATTTAGGAATACCATGAATTCTTTCTATATCTTGATCGCCTATCTGCCTATCATTATAGTCAATGTTAACTCCTACCCATTCAGAGTAGTTTTTGTTGGGCGAGACAGTTCTTACTCTTACAACATAGTTTCCGTAGTCAACATCTACAAAAGATATAGTTGTTTCAGAAGTTGTAGTAGAGTATACTCCTGAAGGAAATAGATTTGGTCCTGCTACAACTTCATAGCCTGCAACAAAGTCAGCTGCGGCATTGACTTCTTGAGTGTTAGGGTCTACTTTTATGGGAGGATCCCAAGTAACACTAAACTTAGAGTAGTCTCCGTCATCAGGAATTCGGGTTCCTTCTGCTAAAACTGCAATATTTCGAGGAGGAGGAATTACTTCAGGCTCTTGCTCTTCATAAATACTAGGAGGAATAACTCCTAGATCATAATCTGTGTCTACGGCAGTAAACTTTTCATTGTAGTGTTCTACTGCAGTAATTCCAAAAAGATTTGCAGCATTTTCTTTTACGCTCAATACTTTATAAAGTTTTTTAGAGCCTAAAATATTTACACCAAAAGACTCTTGTCTTAAAGTCCAAGGACTTCCTGCTAAAACTTCATGATTAAGAGTTGCATTTAAAGTAACACTATTATATGGTCCTGTACCTGGATTTACAATATCGTACTCGTCTACATGAGTATATTTCTTCCATACTACAGAAAGAGGTTTAGTGCCCGCCGCATCTATAAAAGCATTACTTGCTTTTGCTTCTGTATCTAGATCTTGTAGAGTATAGGTTGCGCCTGATTTAACATAAGCTTCGGGAATGTATTCCCCTTTCTTGTAAGTACTACTTCCTGCTATTGTTACCGTATCTTCATAGCCCACATAAATAGCGCCGGGAAGAGCATGCATTAGACTAATTTTATAAGTATGCCCTGCTTGAAACTCTACATATCTATCTAAGGGAATAACAGTATCTGTAGTTGCAAGATTTGCTCCAATACGTCCACTTTTCATTACACCATAGCGATCTGCATCTTGTATATTTATAATATCGCCAGGTTTAATGTATATACCTTGAAGAGCAGTTTCAAAATTAACTGAGCGTGTTTGATTTAGTCCCGTCCATAGCTTCCATCGAGCATATCGCAAAGCTTGACTTTCATGAGTACACCCGAAAGCAACAACTTCTTTTGTAATTGTTTTTCCAACTTTTACAATATTAGAAGGATCTTCTAATACTAAAGGTACTATTTCATAATTAGACTTAGGATCATTCCATTGAACAATTATTTGGTTTGCTCGAGTTTTCGAAGGGCTACTTTCATATGTAAATTTACCATTTATTACATTACTTTTATTGAATGTATATACAGGCTCTTGAGGCGAATCTTGAAGCAGAGTAACTTGTGCATCCATGAAGTACAAAATAGATGTAAAGTGACTCGCCATATCTTTTAGTACTTTATAGACTGCTTCGGCTCTACTTAGATAGAGATTCATCCTAAATCTTGGCTCATATCTTATTGCTTTTGCAGAATTTAGTGAAAGGTTAACTTCAGTTGGAGGTTTAACTATACGAATAATGTCCCCTACAGCAGGAGTACCATTCGTAGTAGCCGTCATAGTATTCCACTCAGCAGCAGTAAAAATACCTGTATCTTTTATTTCATAAAATTCTAAGCCTTGCCATTTATTAGCTGTTTGTACGCCACTACCGGGAACCAGTTCGTCACAATATTTTGAAATTCTATACAAATTATAGATGTCTACATCACCCTCTTCAATCCACTTTCCGGCCCCATATCTTCTGTCAGTTACCAGATCATAAAATATCCATGCTGGATTATCAGTGTATACATCATTAGTAAAGCTACCATCCCAGAAATCACTATACTGAGCAAGGCCGGTGCTTGAATACTCACGTGGTGTGTATGTTGTAGGAATTCTTACTTTTTTTCCACGAACATCGTAACTTCTTTTTGGAGTTTCCTTAAACTGTCTAGAATTAAAAGCAGTGCTTATAATGGCAGTATAAGGATAAGATAAGTTATCTTCTATTGTAGCACCTAGATTAGCAATTGTAGAGATGGCCTGCATAGTCCACTTATTTTTGTCAGTTTTACCACCATTCCCACCGTTTGCTCCAACAGGCAGTCCTTTCTGTCTTGTAAGTCTCCAAACTTTTACTGTAAAATCATCAAAAGTTCCGTAAGCTTCTCTATATTGTTTTATATTAATAATATGACTAAATACTAACGGACCTGTTCTACGCCCTTTATGTACAATATAATTTGGCCAAACATTTACAGTATGTTTATCTACAAGACCACTACCTGTATCTTCTTTGAAAGTAATTTTACAGCCATAAAAAGCATAGCAATCATGGTATGTAATATCATCATTACCTCCATATACATTGAATCCATTATTATAAACTATATCGAAAGATATAGTATCAGAATTTTTAATTCTAGCAAGAGTATCTAAGCCAAAAGCAACAGCGTCAAGCGCAATTGGAATCTGGCTTACATCGAAGTCTGGATCATTAGCAGGAAATGCATCAATAACAGGCAACCCTTCTAAGTTACCGACAGCTATTTGCTTTAATTCTGCAGATGAGGGTGCAGTTCCAGCAAGTGCAATAGAACCTCCAACGTTACCAACTTGAGCAAGAGGAGGCTGATCTATAGAACCTACTACTTGTTGTACATATAAATTATCTATTTTTCCTACGGGCTGATTAGGATCAAAAGTAGTAGTGCCCCCTGTAACTCCAGGAAGAGAATTAAAATTACTAACTCCTGTAAAACTAAAAGGTGAAAAACCAGCAGGGGGTATTCCTGTTACAGTTACAGTATTATTTGCAGGATCTACTTCTTCTATTTGATATTTTTCGGTTAAATATACAGTTCCAGATACTACTGTTCCTGCTGCAATAGCCGCATCGAGCTCTTCTTTGGACCCCATTAAAAAAGGATTTTCTCTAGTAATAAAAGTAGAAGTTGTACTTGAAGTTACAACATGATCTCCCGCCACACTTATTACTTTAAAATTCTGGCCAAAGGGGCTGCCTAAAGAAATAATAAAAGTAGCGTATCTTTCTAGTGTAGGGGGATTGTACGTAGTATTATGATCTGTTGCGGATAAATTTGTACCGCTTAAAGAAAAACTATAACCTTCGTCTGCGAGTTCGGTAATACCTCCAACTAGTACCTGAAGTTGTTCATAATCTTCGACAATAATCATACGGGTACCAGTGCCCGTATCTTCGGGAAGAGTTACGCCGTCATCAACTACACCTACATTTGTAGTACCATCAAAGGTTATTCCTGCACCTGCTATATCAGGTTGATAAGTTACTAGTCTAGAATGTTCTACCGGAGAATTGTCGAAATAGACAGAGGCAGCGCCTTCTACAAGACCCCAAATAGGACCTTCACAAAGGGCATCTGTAACTGAAATATGTTGTGCCTCTCCTCCAGCAAAAGTACCAATACCTTGTAGTCCGGGAGAATTTGGAGTAAGATTGTTTACTTTCGCCATAATTTATTACCTATTTCTTTACGTAGTTTCCGCCAACACGACGCCCACTGATACCGCTACGACGAGTATTATCTCCATCTGTATTGTATTGGTTACCATAGTGAGAATATATACTTGTAAGTTCTTGTCGAGTTTCGAAACTTATAGGTCTTGCTGGAATTCGCATTCTTCCATAACAAAGAGGAATAGGGTCTCTTTCTCTAACTAGTTGTTCTGTTCCTCCATAGAGATAATCTGGACTAGTTGTTCGTTCATCTACGGAAGGGTCTTGTGCGAGCATATCTTGTACTCCCGAAATAAACAAGCCAATACCTTGAATAATCATTTTTGGATTAAGAGTTATAATTCCCACAACTACTAAAACAATTCCTACAATTGCTTTAAAAAGCCCGCCTAAAGAAAGAGCACCTGCCGGAACAGGAGTTATAACAAAATCTCCATTTGGATAATTCATTATTAACTCATTTTCATCAACTGCTACTCCATTTACTCTACAAATAAACATTATCTGTTTTTTATCACAGTCTAATAAATAATCGTTAAAGTTGTCAAAGTTTGCTTGAAAACATTTTATTATATCTCGAAAAGATTTAACATTCAGCATGCGCTCCTTGCCGAATTTTTCTCCAAGCTCTCCTTCTAAAATAACTCTTCTCATTTGTTTACCTCTTTTAACTCCATTTTTGGTAGTAGGATATTTAATTTCATATCCGGATAACTATAAATATAATAAGGTTTTGCAAGAGCATTGCAATTATCTATATCATATTCTGAAGGTGTGTTTTTCTCCTGCACATGATTATGAACAATTCCTAATATCTCATTATTTAGTAATATTTTTATATACTCGTCGGGACAAAAGGCAAAGTCTTGCAAGTTAGGAGAAATATTTTTACATCCAATAAATTTTACTTTACTATTACTATTAACTAAAACTCCGCAGGCTTCTTTTGGTTCATTTTTTGTAAAATGATCTTTAATAGTATTACTTAAATTTCTTCGCACCTGGAAAGCCTCCGAAAGGCAAAACTTTAGATGAGTTTAAATACTGGTCATTGTCTGGCACGGAATCGCCCAATCCAAGATTGTTTGATATAATTACATCTCTTCTACCTTGAAATCTACGTCTACAAGAAGATAGTCTTTTACCACAAGTATCTATTCTTACCCAGTATCCAGGATTAGTTTCAGGGACTCTTTTAGTATTTGGTAATAGACACTTATAGTATCTCCAACCTCCTAGGGTTCCGTGCTCTTTTCTTACTAAAGCTCCTATAGAATAATAATTTGTATTAGTCCATTCCGATATATTTGTATCATTTTGCGCATCTGTACTGATTATGTTATCATCTTCGTCCCACCAAACGCCAAAAGAATTTTTAGGCACAGTGCATCCGCCCCTGCCTGATAAAGCTCCTTGGAATTCCCAAGAGCAGTATTTTCCTACAACTGTTCTGGCAGGCAAAAAAGCACCTTCAGTATCCGCAGGAGAGATTAATTCATAGTTTACAAACACATTATCTTCGGAAGCAACACGCTCTAAATAGTAAAAAGCTCTTGGGTATTCTGTGGGTAAAGTTGCAGCATCTCCCTCTCGATAAGTATGCTTTAACAGAGTTCTTCTATATACAAGTCTGCAAGTTAGTAAGTCTGTTGCATCAAAAAGACCTTCGTCTCTAAAGACTTGATCTAAAGTAGTTTCATTTTCGTCTCCTGCAACAGCATCATAATTTTCACCACTAAAAACGGAACTAAACTGTCTATTATTTACTACAACAGGTATATTTGCCATCTGTAAAGTTGGTCGATTTTGCGCTCCAGATCCTGTAGTTTCTATGTCTTTTATATTAATTGGAAATGCAATGTATTGATGTTGAGTACTTCCGTTTACATCTGGAAAATAAATATTTTCTCCAATTGTTCCAGTCTCAAAATCTACACCATTATGTAAATAAATAATATTTCCACTTGGTAATGTTAGTTCAAATAAATGAACTAAAGAATCTTCTATTGATTGCTTTTGTACTGATTTAACTGCTATCTGAGGGTCATTTTGAACAGAAAAAGAAATAGCTTGTATTAGAGTATCGCTACCTCCAGTTGTGGACGCCGTGGCCCCGCTCGTAGTATATTGATGGGTGGTTTTATAGTGATAAAGGCATAAATAGTAAGTACCAAAAGGACAATCTTCTTCTGGCTGAATATTTAGTATATCTCCATCTTGAGGGCCTGAAAGCTCTCCATATTTGTCTACAAATCCGGACCCTACAGTATTAGCACCATTTGGATCTGTTGAAATTTTCCAGAAAAATGTTTCAGGGTTACCGGTTCCTGTATCGGCAGGAACTCCATCTGCAGAACTATCAAATGAGCCATCTAAATAAGGTTCTAAAGTAGAAGGTACATTTATACGTACTTCTTCTGAGCCTCCCGGACCTATAAAACTTGGTACTCCTGTAAAACCGAAAGTACTTGGTAAAATTAAAAGTCTAACAGAAAGCTGTGCAGGATATGTTAAAGTATTTCCTGCTGTAGCCGCAGTAAACCAGTACCATCTTGCATAGTGATCAGTACTGTCACTTGCTGTAAGAGACCATGTAGTATCTAGCCCGGGAGTACCTGTTGCATCCGGATCATTTTGAGTACTACTACTGTTAGGATCTGCAATATACCGTATTTCTTGTGCATTTGCGTCAGAGCCTATATATTCTGTACGAATATTTACAGTATCTCCGACTTTCATAATTACAGTGTAGCTTCCCGAACGGTCTGCTATAGGCGGAATATATCCGCTTCCACTTCCTGTATGATCGTCTATTCCAAAGTAATAATCAAATGTGCTCATGATGGTACATATACTCTCTTAAGTTGCGCTGATAAATCGTGATATTGGTCATAGTTATATGCTATAGTATAACTTTCACATCTTACATAAATATTTTCGATACCATCTGAGTTTGGTACCTTTATAAGTATTTTTCCTGCAGCGGTTTTATCTAAATAATCTGCTAATAAGTTTATCTCAGCTTCTCTTCTATTTTTAAAATTCGCCGTAAATTTATCGTCTTTCGGGTTTACTCCATCTAATATTGTTTGATCGTAGCCATCTCCAAAGTTTGCACGTAAAACTCTATGTTTAACATTTCGAGAAAACCCTCTATCAAATGTAATTGTAGTTTCTGTACTTGGAGTACCACTACTAATTCCGTCTATAGGAATTACAAGAATAAACTTGTCTCCGTAACCTGCAGAAATAAGAGAACTTCCCGGTACGACAGTCCAAGCATTAATATTAGCGTCATAAACATAAGTTACGCCATTTGAAGCAAAAGTATCGCCATTACTAGGGCTATCTGGAAAATTGACTGCCATTCATATACTCCTATTAATGTAAGTCTACCCAACTTCCATTTGCATACCCTTGAAACTTATGAGTAGTTGAATTATATATTAAGTCACCATTTACTGCAGTAAGAACATTTCTTTCTGTAGTAGTATAATTTGTCACATGGGCAGTAGGAGCAGTTGTATAAATTTTGCCCGCCATTGAAGAACTATTTTGACTAACATAATACAGCACGTCAGGAGCGTTCATAGGAACTTTGTACACAAGAGTATCTCTTTCTGCACCGTTATTTGTTACGCCATCTGCAGTTCCTAGTACATTTGCTGCATTATACGCACCGGAAGATGTTTGGAACCAAAGAGGTTGCCCATTCGACAGTGCAAGATTCGACATCGTTATTGAAAAAGTTTGGTTGGCAGAAGAAAATCCTCCAGATGCTCGCTTTCCTCCACTTGCCATAAATATACGGTAAGTACCTGCAAGAGCAATTGTAAAACTTTTACTTCCAGATGTATTCAACGCAGTATTAGAACTTAATCTATAGAATAAAATTGTATACGCGGAATTTGTATAGTCTATAAGACTTATTGCATTTACGGATTCATAATTAGAATTATGGCCTGTAGAAGTTACATCAAAAGTTAATACTGTTCCTGCAGGTACCGTAAATTCGTTTGAATATGCATATCCTCGGCGAGTATGCGCTCCACTTTGTTGTCCTTGAGAAAAAGTGGTTGAAACATTTATAGCAGGATTACCATTTACTGTGGTATACTGAGCGCTTCCTGTTATCGGATTCAATAATGTTGCACTTCCATCACTTATTCCTGAAGCTTCTCCAAACAAAGTAGTATAGTCACCAAAGTAAGAGCCTGAAGCAAACCAATGTGTATTTGCTAAAGGAAGACTTTCATCAAATAAGTTAAGGTGATATTCAAATCCCTTAGATAGATACAAGGTAGGGTTATCTGTAGCGGCAGCAAATGTTCCGCCTGAAAAAGTAAACGCAGTATTTGTACTATT